AGATGGCTCTGCTCAAACTAATGGGCGAAGCAGAGTTGGATCAAGCACAGATTCAAAAGTTAGAAGCAGAAGTAGAAGCAATCAAGATTGGTATTGTTACTGAAGGCGAAAGAATGCGTATTCAGGAAATCAATATGCAGATTGGTTTACAACGTGAGCGTAGAGAAGGTGTTCTTAGTGCTATCCAAACTATGAATACTGTGTTTGACAGAATGATGGTAGGTAGTAAAGAAGATTTTGGTGAGTTTCATGTGGAGATGCCACAACTTCCTCAGTGAGAGTTTTTTAAGGAGAGAGAATGGAAATAGTAACTTCCGATAACTTTGATGAGTGGAAACATCATCCAGTAACCAAACGTCTGATGAAGATGCTAGGTACAGACCGTGAGGCCATGAAAGAGGGGCTTGTCAACAATACGTTTGACGATGAGCAAGAGGTTAAAGGTAGATGTCGAGCAATCGCAATTATCCTTAACTTAGAGTATGAAGATCTATTTGAAGTAAAGAGAGAAACAAATGAGCAATGAAAGCGGTATTAATCCTGTAGGTTGGCGGGTGCTTATCAAACCCCAAGAAGTAAAGGAAGTCTCCCAAGGGGGAATTATCTTAACAACAGAGAAGTCCAAAGAACGAGAGCAGATGGGTAACACTACTGGTATTGTTGTTTCTATGGGTGATCAGTGTTATGCCGATGAACCTGCTCCTTGGTGTCAGGTTGGAGATAAAGTTATCTTTGCTAAGTACGCAGGTTTGTTGTACCTAGGTAAAGATGGACACCAATACCGTATGGTTAACGATAAGGACATTACTGGCACTCTTGATGCTGATGTTGACCTTGTTGATCCATATTTGACATTTAATTAAAATCAGGAGTAAGATATGAGTGAAGAAAATGTTACTAGTAACGAAATTGCCCCAGAAGTTCGTCAAGAGGCTGAGTCTCAAGGTTGGGTTCCAAAAGAACGTTTCCGTGGCAATGAATCTGATTGGGTAGATGCTGATACTTTTGTAAAACGTGGTCGAGAGATTCTTCCTATTCTGCGTAAGAATAATGAGAACCTTATTAAAGACCTCAATGCTACAAAGGAGCAGTTAAAAGAATTTCGACAAGCGGCAGAAGAGTTCAAACAGTTTCAACGTGAAGCCTATGAACGTAAAGCCAGCGAATACGAAAAGCGTATTCAAGAGATTAAAGAAAGCCGTGCTCAAGCTATTAGCGATGGAGACGGACAGAGAGTCAACGCTTTAGATGATGCGTTAGACCTTGCAAAGGAAGAATTTAAAGAAGCTAAACAAGCTGTTAAAGATGCAGATACTGTCAAAGTACCTGAACCAACACAAGCTGAAGTTGACCCAGGCTTACAAGCATGGTTAGACCGCAACACTTGGTTTGGTGAAGATAGACGTATGACTGCTGTTGTTAATGGTATTGGTGAAAGCCTTCGATTAGAGTTTCCATTGCTTAAGGGACAACCATTTTTAGATAAGCTTGATGAAGTGTTAGCAGAAGAGTTTCCTACTAAGTTTGGTAAAAAACAAAGTCCAAGTAGTCGGGTGGAGTCTGGATCAGGTAGGCAGAGTCGTGGCGGTAGCAACGCTCAGTCTTATGACAATCTCCCTGCTGAAGCAAAGGCTGCATGTGATCGGTTTGTTAAGCAGAAGCTTATGACCCGTGAACAATATGTTGCTGACTTTGACTGGAATTAATTTTTAACTTACACTAAAGGAAATTAGTATGCCCCGCGCACTAAATGAGTTTGAAAAACGTGATCGTCTTATTGAGAAAACAGCGGAGAGAAATGCTCCTAAAGCACCAACTCCTGCAGAAGACGGTACAGCTCGAAAACGCCGTAATGTCTTTAATGGTACGGAAGCTAAGTTAAGCGTCAGAACACAGATAGATGGTTATCATCTCCATGTCCTTACAGACGTTGGAGGACGAATTCAAGAAGCCCTAGACAACGGCTATGAGTTTGTAAAACCTGATGAAGTGGGAGGCGTTAGTGAAAATGTGGTTAGTCGTAATGGCGACCTCGGAGAAAGAATTAGGTATCTTGTAAACCCTCGTGCCGAAGGCTCAGAGCAATACGGATACTTAATGAAGATTCGGCAAGAGTGGTATGAGGAAGATCATGCTGAACTTCAGGCTAAAAATAATCTCATTGACGCTGCTATTCGTAAGGGTAAGATTACTGGAGACAATCCATCGTTCTATACCCCTAAAGATGGCATCAAACTTAACTAATGTTTTATTAAGGAGTCTTAAATGGCTAACGTAAATAAAGCCTACGGGCTTTAGTCCTGTTGGTAACTTGCTAGGTGGCAAGTGGAATGAGCAGGGTCGTGTCTATGCTATCCCTACTGCTGACACTTCCAATAGCTATGCAATCGGTGATTGCGTGATGTCTAAAGCTGGTTCGGATTTTACTGGTGTTCGTTACATTCAGAAGTGGGGTGGTGCAACTACTACTTCTGCTTTGCCTTTGGGTATTATTGTGGGCATTCGTGTTGCTGATCCTGGCGTTAGCTTGGTTGGTACTTCCTTGTCTTTAGAGACAGGCATATATTGCTGCTGGTACTCGTGCTAGTGTGCGTTATGTGTATGTTGTGGATGATCCTTTCGTCTTGTTTGAAGCTCAATTTGATAGCACTGGTGCTACTCAAGCTCAATTGTCTTTGAACGCTGCCGTGACTATCTCCGCTGCCGACCAAACTTCTTTGGGTACTAGTTCACCTTTTTCTGATATGGTTCTTACTGGTCCAGCAGTTACGGCTACTTTGCCAATCCGTTTGTTGGGTGCTGTGCAACGTGGTGACAACCAAGTAACTAGCGCAGCTAGTCCTTATGTCCGTGTGTTGTGCAAATTTAACTACCACGAGTACGGTACTATCGGTTCTGCTTCTGGCTGTGTCGTTAACTACCTTGCAGTCTAATTAAGGAGAATAAATCATGGCTGGTGTAATTACTACCGCATCCCACCCAAAGGCTTTGTGGCCTGGTGTTAAAGCTTGGTGGGGTCAAACCTACAATGAGCATCCCGAAGAGTATGTTGATTTGTTTGACAAAGACACTTCTACAATGAACTACGAAGAAGACGTTCAACTGTCTGGTTTCGGTTTGGTTCCTGTGAAGTCTGAAGGTCAAGGCACTGCATACGATTCTGAAATCCAAGGCTTCACTACACGTTATACACACGTTGCTTACGCAATGGGTTACATCGTGACTAAGGAAGAAATGGATGACAACTTGTATGAGCAAGTGTCTAAGAAACGTGCTGCTGCTTTGGCTATGTCTTTCCGTCAAACGAAAGAAAACATTGCTGCTAACGTTTACAATCGTGCCTTTAACAGTACGTACAAAGGTGGTGATGGAGTTGCTATGTGCGCTACTAACCACCCCAATACATCTGGTGGTACGTTTGCTAACAAGCCTACAGTTGATGTTGACTTGTCAGAAGCTGCTTTGGAAGATGCAATCATTGCAATCATGGGTCTGCAAAATGATCGTGGTTTGTTGGTTGCTATTCAACCCAAAGACTTGCACATTGCTCGTCAAGAAGTGTTTAATGCTCAACGCATTCTGCACTCTAACTACCAAACAGGTAATGCCAACAACGACATCAACGTGATTTCGTCTGGTAAGTACTTGCCTGGTGGTTTCAAAGTAAACCACTACTTCACAAGCCCCCACGCTTGGTTTATCCGTAACACCATCCCTGGTGGTACTGGTTTGAAGTATTACGAGCGTCACGCTGTCACGTTTGATCAAGATAATGACTTTGATACTATGAACGTTAAAGCCAAAGGCTACGAGCGTTATAGCTTCGGTTGGTCTGATCCACGTGCCATCTATGGCGTTAACGGTCCTTAATCGTTATTAGTAACATGCCCCCTCCTTAAAAAGAGGGGGTTCTTTTTGTAAAGGAATTATCATGGCTTACGAAAAAAGAAAAGCAATGGGTCAAAAGCCCGATGTTATGGTCAAAGCTAAAGGCGAAGAGAAGAAGATGTCTCCCGCTAAAAAGATGGCAGCTAAGAAAATGGTTGCTAAAAAGACTATGCCTAAAAAGAAAATGTGAAGTAGAATTTAGTCTTCCAATGACGCCCTTAATTGGGCGTTGTTTTAAACAACGTCAAAGGAAATATTATGTCAAATCCAACACGATTCTATAGCGGTGTATCTACTGCATACCCTAACGAGCCTTTGTACTCGTATCCCTTCCCCGATCCATTCCACACTGGTAGTGCTCAAAACATTGGTAGCTCTACCTATGTCAATGACTTCAACACATTGATTGGTACTGACTACACAGTCACAGGAACATCTTCTACATTTGCTCTAGCTAGTGGTGTTGGTGGTTTGGCTACTCTTACTCCAGGTGGTGCTACTACAGCTACTGCTGCTTACAAGAATGGTCAGTTCTATCAGTTTGTAGCTGGTAATCGTTCTTGGTTTGTTTGCCGCTTTAAAGCTTCTGCTGTAGCTGGTAACGTGTCCTTTTACGTTGGTTTGCGTAATGGTTCTTGTGCTACTGATGGCATTTGGTTTTCTAAAGCTGCTGCATCTACTTCTATTAATTTGGTGTCTACTGTTAATAGTACTTCTACTACATTGGTGTCTAATGTTGTTACTGCTGTTGCTGATACTTTTGTTGAATTTGGTTTTTATTACGATGGTACAGATTTAATTTGCTACTCTGGTGCAAGTACTGTTGATATGGGACCAGATGCTCGTGTGTCTGCTGTTACTATTGGTTCTAGCGGTACTACACTAACTAACGCTTTGTTAGCTCCTGTGTTTCAAATTACTCCTACAGCAACTGATACATTGACTACTGATTTTGTATTGGCTGCTCAAGAAGTTTCACGTTAATAAAAACTTATGAACACCACACTTGTACACGAAGAAACTCAAGACACTATTACTATCTGTAAAGTCAACGAT